AAGCAGTTGAGCCAATGAGGTCAAGTAACACTATCGCTAGTCTTCTCTCTTTGATCTCCATGGTAGCACCTCCACTCCATGTCTCAACAGGTAAGCCACACCGGCTTCTCCCTCTCGACAGGGTGAGTATACCTGAGAAATACCAGCATGATGTATGAGCTTTGCACAATTCAAGCAGGGATCGCGAGTCACAGCTAGCGAAGCGCCTACGGTAGAGGCCCCAAGTCTAGCCGCGTTGCAGATCGCGTTGGCCTCTGCATGATGGCAGCCTATTTCCACCGAAGTACCTGAGATGATGTTGAGGTCATCTCTAGTACAAGTGTGATCACCACACAACTCTCCCCCTCCTCGAGGAGCACCATTATAACCATCTGCTATTACAGCCCAGCTTTGATTATTGAAAATAACGGCTCCAACTTTACCCCTTGGACATGGTGAGCTCTTAGCTAAGAGCTTAGCCTGCTCAATCCTAAGCTTGATGTGTTTGTTCATAGATGATACTTTCGCGAGCGATAAGCCGAGTTACTAGCTCATTAATAGAGCGCCAAGGGATGTTGGGAACTTCTCTAGTAACTCGACCTGCACAGCCTGAGCTACTTCAGAGGCTTCAGGCTGTGCATGTTCATCTAGCCGAAGTCTCAGGAACTTAGACCAATTGAGCAAGTTACCGCTCATCCAAAAGCTAGTATACATTGACTGAGGTAATACCGCTCGCGCTTGCTCCCTGGATGCACCTTGCTCCAAGAGAGTATTGTAAAACTCTAAACAGATCTTAGTGTGCTCTTTGATCAGCTTGGTAAACTCCTCAGACCTCGGAATATTGATAGGCAGTGAGCACTGTAGATTCGTCTCGGCTTGTTTGCGCAGGCTTCGAGGAATGTAAAACTCAATATCTTTTGAGGTATACCGCCGAGAGATCTCGTTATAAGAGAACGTTCTATGACGCTGTATCTGTCGAGCAATGAACAAAGGACAGGTGATTAGAAAGGTGGCGCTGATGTGCTCAAATGGTGAGGTGTGGCGATTAATCGCTAGATAGTTAATCAGCGTCTCGTCTCGCTGATTCATCTCGCTTTGAGTGGTCATCTTGGCGAAGCTCACGCGAGCTGCTAGCGCTGGTGTATTGTCCTCTCCCATCGATTGGATAAGTGTGACCTCTCCAATCCCATCATCATAAATATTCATCCTCTAGCCTGCACCCTTTCAATCTCTCGCTCTAAATACCACTGAGCTTTTTTGAGATCCTCTAGTTCTTTATGGGGGTCTTTGAGACCTGCCCTGCATAGGTATTTGAGTGTATTACCTCTGTTGAAGTTGAGGCTCCAAGCCTCAATAACGTCTATCGCTTCGATAGTATTAGGATGGTAGTGGGTTGGGTGGTCGACGCTCAAAACTGTCTCCTCTTTGATGAGCCTACTCGTACTCTTCGTCCTGTTGTGGTGGGGGTGCGCTGATATTGTCTTCTGTCTACATCTGTATCATTCCAGTTCCAAGTGATGCAGTCATAGCGCAGCGCGTCTAGTGGGTCTTCTCGACCATCTTTTTTAGGCTGCTCCTTGTTATCCCAAGCGTAGCTCATGAGCGCCTTATGCAGAGAGTTACCTGTAGCTCTCTCGCCTTTAGTCCATACCTCTCTAGTGATGAGGTATTGCCTACGATTAAAAGCACGTTTCAAGCGTTGAATGCCGTTAAGGACATCTGTCCTTATTGGGTCTGTGTTTGACCTCAGAGGTAGGCCGAGGCCATTAGGGGGAGCTCCTCGGATTGCTCGAAACGCTGATCTACCTGTTTGATCATTGCGAGCGCGACCGGCCTTGTCTGCTACGCCAACATCTAGCCAAATACGTGGGGATGGTGCAAAGTTCTGATGAGCCCTTGGCCATGCTATGCAGAGGATGAGCTCGGTGAGTTGTTCAATCGTCACCTCTTTAGGGTTGAGCTCGCCACATATAACATCAGCGCCTAGTTGCTCATCATGGCAGATGATTAGAACGCTAGGTTTTCTAAAACCCCAGTCGATGGCGATACGTCCCGTCATACTCGGCTTGTACTTCCAACCATCAATAATATGGGACTCAGTAAACTCAGAGTAGATAAGCCCAGTGGGTGGCCTCGGCTTATTCAGCACCATGGCCTCACGCTCCTCAGCTGGTAAGAGCTTTGTGGCCTCGAACCACTCAGCGCTGAGGTTAGCTTCATTGACGTATGAGCTAAAGAGTAGAGGTTGACACTCCGCTTGCTCCGCCATCTGCACCCACCAAGCAGAGCTGACAGGCAGCCCCACCAAGATCATGATGGGAGATGGGCCGGCCCTTAATCGACCCATAGCTTTATGCGCTACCTCAGCAGTAAGAGTCTGACATTCATCGATCAAACAGACACCACTAGTGATGTTGAGCCCCTCGAGGGGGTTGTGGGTAGCGTCTCGCGTACCAGGTCGATAATAGGAGCGACACCATACAGTCGATTGTGTTGATGGGTCTAACCATTGTCTCAAGGTGTGGTTGTATGTCCATCCTAGCGGCCCCAACCACTTCTCTAACTCAGGCATCAATACTGAGTTGTAACGTGGGTTGGTGTCGGTGACTAAAAGGCTAGATGTACCTGGCCTCATTCTAGTCACGAAGAGGAGCGCAAAGACTAGCGCTGAGGTCTTACCTGAGCCCCACCCACAACGCGCCGCGATAATCCTATCTTCTGAGAGGATACTCTTGATGATAGCTCGTTGAAGTGGGTTTAAAACTAGGTCTGTCATCAGTCATTAGTCACAATCAACAAACTTGAGGCCGGTCGCAGTGACCTCATAAAACTCTCGATTAGTGAGGTTTTGTCGGTTCGTCTCTGAGGTGATCACCTTAGCGCCAATCTCTACATCAACTTCATCGTAGTGTATGCGCTCCCATCCATCAGACTCATCGTCATTGGTGGCTCTGATGTGGTACTCACCACCCTCAATGGTCCAATCTGTTTTAGCTTTGGATGGATACACAGTCCAAGCTCGCTTTAACTTAACTCTAATCATCTGCATCTTGGGTGTCCTCCAAGTCTTCATCGTCATCTCGCGGCTTGAGCTCCTCTTGTACTTGGGTGATCATTGAAGTAACCATCTCTGTACCCTTATCAGAGGTCGAGCCTACATTGAGCTCTAGTTCTTTCTTCGCTCCCCATCTATCAGGGTAGCGTCTCTCTAAGATCCAAGCGTAAGCTCTCCAGTCTGCTTTCTCGTCGCCTAGTCTTTTGAGTTTGGCTAAAGCCACAGCTTCAGCGAAGTCTTTGGCAGCGTTGACCTCTTCAGTCCATGAACCATCTTCACACTCATCAAGCCAACGGTAGTATGTTCGTTCACCTACTCCGGCCTGAGTGCATGCAGCTACTATGCTCATACCCTCTCTGAGGTTATCAAGTAATCTATCTCGAACCTCTCGGTTGTATCCCTTGCGTCCTGCGGTGCTCATCTTCGGCCTCTTTTAACGTCTGCTCAATGTACTCTTGGAGAGCTTTAGATTTATTGTAGACATCTAAGTCATCAGGGTTATTAAGGTCTAAATCCTCTTCAAGACGTGTTACTAACATCTCATGAAGTATACCCAATATCTCTCTGGCTGTCTTGCGCGTGCGCGTGGTGTCTGTCGAAATTGATTTAATATCAGTCATCACTCTTCTTCTTTGCTCGTCTCGCTCTGTTGTATTCGCGTTCACAGAGTAGCCTTATTCTTCGCTCCTCAGGGGTCTCATTCTCTTTACGTCTGCGCTTGTATTCTCTCGCATATTGTAGTCGAGCTTCTCTCTCCTCAGGGGTCTCATTAGCTCGCTTATGCCTAATCCATTGGCGCTTATATTCTAGGTTACGTTCCCTGTTCATTCTTCTCTCGTTTCTTACGAGCGTAGTACTTGCGTTGATACGCTCTCACTTTTTGTAGACGCTGCTCTTTCTCTTCAGGGGTCTCATTAGCCACTATGCGCCGGTATCGCTCCCTAGCTTTACGTCTGCGTTCTTCTCTCTCCTCTGGAGTCTCGTTAGCCAACATCTGTTCATATTTCATACGCTCGTATAACTTGCGTTCTTCTCTCTCCTCAGGGGTCTCGTTATTCTTTCTCGCGTGGTATCGTCTCCTGAGGTCAGCGCGGATCTCTTCAGGGGTTCGCTTAGTCACCTCAAAAACTCCGGCAGTGTCGCGAGCTCCTCAGCAGTGAACTCAGTGGGGAGCAATTCAACAGGCCAATTCTTGAATTGTGGTTTTTTAATCTTCTTGGGTGGAGCTCCTAAGCGCTCGCGTGCTGCCTGAAGTTTTGTTAAGGCGCTGTGCTTA